CGTTGCTCGTGTTCGATGACAGCCGGGGCCGGGGGTAGTCGCGGACCCAGCGGCCGGCGAACGAGTCGATCGACTCGCGGCCCGTGGGTCGGGTGGTGAGTTTGTGCTCGGCCTCGCGCTCGACGGCCTCGCGTCGGAGGTCATATGTGCCAAGGTGGATCTTGCGTTTCAGCGTGCGGTCGTAGCCCTCTGCGACCCAACGACGACCTTTACGACGCGGCATGACGGGCCTCCATCCACGATTCGACCTCGGAGGCCTTGAACCGTAGACCGCCGCCCCAGCGATGCACGGGCATTCCCTCAGCGAGCCTGTAGCGGAACCACCGCTCGCTGTACTGGTAGCGCTCGACGAGCTGGCGCAGGGTCAGCAGCGGCTCGGGTTCGCGGCGGTGCGCGTCCAGTGCGATGACCTGGCCGCTCATGCCGCGCGCTCGTGGGGTTCGGGGGCGTCGGGCAGCGCGAGGAGCAGTTCCAACGCGATGACCTGCGTGGTCAGGCGCGGGGTGTCGGCGTGGTCTTCGAGGGCGATGACGGCGCGTTCGGCGGGGGTCGCGGCGAGGTAGTGGCGTGGGCAGAGGTTGCCGTGGGTGGCGCGTTGGACGGGGCGGCCAGGGGTGGGGCTGTCGAGGCAGTGGGTGCAGGGGTCGCCGTGCCAGCCGATGAACATCTACGCCACGTCCTTCCGGCGCTCGTCGGCCGCGTGGACCTCGATGTAGTAGCCCCACTCGGCCGGTCCGGCGGGCGTCGAGGGCGTCGAGTCATCGACGAACACGAGCCGAACGGGGATCGGGTCGGGGGTGCAGTGATCCTCCGGCTGCCACTCGACCAGGCACACCGGCGTGTTCCCGGCGGCCGGGTCGAACAGCGCCGGATCACAGGGGTCCGCGCACTGGATGTAGGCGCGACCCTCATCGATCTCCAAGGTCCAGGAGTGCGACGCGAAGGAGCACGTCGGCTTGAGCCAGCCGCCTGGTGGCGGGGTCGGCTCGGGCAGCTCGATCCAGTCCGTGTCGATCTCCCGGCCGATCACAACGACGGCTCCTCGTCGGGCCGGTGGGCCGGAACGCCGGGAGGGGATGGCGTCCCGGCCCGCACCGGCATGGCAGCCACGACCGGGGAGGGGGAGTCGTGGCCGTCTTCACCACCAGGGGAAGGGGTGGTGGTGAAGGTGTTGAGGCTGGGGGCCGGTCCTGTTCCGGGCACTACAGGACCGGTCGGGACGGTGACTAGGCGTCCCACGCTGAGGGGCACAGGGGCGGCCTGGCCCTGCCCGGCCCTCAGGTTCGGTGAGTCTGTCCCCGCCACACGCTGCCTGCGGCTTGTGGCGGGGTCGCTCGGCAGCGGGTCCGTGGTATCCAGCGGTCCCTGAGCGAGCGAAGATGGGTGCAGCCCGAGCCGTTGCAAAGCACACGTCCGGGTCATGCGGGCACCGGGGCCTCTGCGGGCTGCCAACCGTGGCGGTGCATGTACTCGCCGTGAGCCATGAGGTTGCGGCCTTTCTCGCTCCCCGACAGGCAGCGAATCCAGTAGTCCCCGTACTCGCCGCCAACGTCGCTGAAGACCACCCAGACCCCCGAGGAGTGGTGCGCGAGCTGCTGCCCAACCTCCCAGCGGGCGTGGCGGTAGCCCGCGCCCTGGCAGCGGTCGTAGGGCTCCTGACCGGGCGCTCGATGGTCCCGCGTGAGGCCGTCCGGCCTCGTCGTCAGCGGTCGGCCGCAGACCTGACATGGCAGGCGCTCGCTCATGACCGCTCCCGACGCGCTGCGCGCGCGGTGGCAAGGTTGACGGCGAGCACGTCACCGGCCGGGCATGAGCACGGGCGAGTGGTCGTGTCCCAGTTGCCGAACTCGTCGCGGCCGAGAGGGACGACGAGCTCGCCATGGTCGTCGCAGTGAGGGCACGCCGGCGCAGGCTCGGGCTTGGGCGCGAACCGCTCGCGGTACTCGTCCGCCGCTGGGACTGGGTTGACGGGACCGCCTTCGCAGGTGCAGGAGTGACCGTCCCACTGCCACGGCGCGCCGGGCAGTTCGCAGCGGTCGCACATCAGCGGGTGCTGCTCCTGCGTCAGCGGCGGCGTGGCCGCCTGGTACAGCGGGTCGCCCGCGTAGAACCGGCCGCGCGCCTGGTGGACCTGCGCCCACAACTCCTCGCGGGTCATCGCCCCGCCTCACGGACGAGTAGCGACGCGGACAACACGAACAAGAGCCCGCAGAAGATGGCGCTGCCGAGGCTCCACAAGTGTCCGCGCTCGACGTAGAGCGCGACGTTGAGAGCGACGGCGACCGCGGTCCAGATGTTCCAGAAGTAGAGGGCGAAGATCACGCGGTTCGCCCCCGGTCACGGCGCGCACGACGCGACGCAAGCTCATCCCGCGCACTGTCATGCACCAGCGTCAACCCGTACGCCTTCACAGCCCGCCGGGCACGACGCCGCATCCGCACCCTGTCCGTCTCCCCAAACACGACCATCATCACGAACGTCACACCCGCCGCCATCGCAGCACACTCAGCGAGCTTGAACCCGCCACGGAGAATGTCCAACGCGACCGGAAGCATCACGCGGCCCGTCCTGCTCGGTGACTGAGTTGGTGCTGCTCGTCGATCGCGTCATGCAGCAGCCTGGCGGCGGTGAGGTGCGAGCACGTCCCGTGCGCCGGGCAGGTGCAGGAGGAGAAGTCGTCGCCGAGGATCACGCGGTGCGTGCCGGTGTCGCCGCGCACGTCGTAGACGCTGGCGGCGCCGCGCGGCGTGACGCGCTTCTCGGAGAGCAGTCGGCTGACCTTCACGGCGGTCGCGGAGGTCATGCGGCCTCGCGATCGGGCTCAGGGTCGGTGGCCGGCGCGGCGTGCGGCCAGATGTCGGCGACGTCGTGGCCGTAGAAGTCGGCGATGCGCTTGGCGATCGGCGCGGCGGGCACGGCAAGGCGCCGTTCGATCAGCGACAGGTAGCTGCGGCTGATCTGCAGTTCGGCGGCGACCGTGGCGAGGTCGAGCCCCCGGTGGAAGCGTGCGAGCCTGAGGTCGATCATGCCGCCACCGCAGGCCGGGTCGAGGATGGCCACAGCGCGGTGACCGACACGCCCATGTCGCCCGCGATGAGGAACGCGGTGCGGACGGTGATCGACTTGCCTTTCTCTGCTCGACGGACCGTCATACCGGTGACGCCGATGCGAGCGCCGAAGGCCTCAGGGCTCTCACCGAGATTGACGCGGTGCGTCCGGATTCGATCTCGTGTAGATCGGCTTGACGACATGGAGAGAGCTTAGAAGCTCTTTCAATCCCTGTCAAGCGATTTGAACTACGTTGAACTCAAGTGAACGACGAGACTGGTACCGCTCCCTGGACGATGTTGAGCAAGGACGTCCTCAAGCAGCGCATCGAGGCCGCGCGCATCCTCCGCGGCGTCTCGCAAGCGACGCTGCAGCAGAAGTTCGAGGCCGACGGCCTGGACAAGTACGCGGCGGGTCGCGTTGAGCGCGGCGAGCTGGACATGCAGCGCGTACACCGCGACGCGTTCTGCCGTCACCTCGGGGTACCGGAGCGCTGGTTCTCAGAGCCCGACGTCGACGTAATCGTCGGGCTCCGGCTCGCGGCGCGACTTACCCCAGACGAGCTTCGCGGGGAGCTGGAACTGCTGATACTCGGTCTCGACCAAGCCGAGGAGCCAGGCGGGAAAGAAAGCACGAGATCGTCGGACGAAACTCGTCGTCGGGATCCAGGCGCGGGAGGCGATCCGTCATGAGGTCGAAGACCTCGTTCATCAGATCGCGACCGTCGTACCTGTCTCGGTCACGGCCACCGTCGTGGCTCTTCAGAATCGGTGGCTGCATCGCCGGGGCTCCCTGCTCTTCGTGCCGCTCCATCGCCTCGTCGCCCCCGACACAAGACTCGCCCGCGACGGCAACGGACGAAGTGGGCACCGTATCCAGTGGTGACGACGGAACCGGCGACAGCGAATCTCGATCGGTCATGAATCCACGGTACCTGCGGATGCGGCTCCGCCAACGTGCGGCGGAACGTAGCACTCCCCAATTTACGCTGCGTTCACGCTCAGCAGCGGCCGGCGCTGTTATCGCAGTGGCTTTCATTCTCGGTTGTGGCTCTAACGACCCAGCCCCTCAAGCCGCGAAAAGCACGACGGCAGCCACGGCTCCCGCCGCGACCGCTGTAGCAACAGACGACCAGTCTGCGTTCGGGTCGACGCGCGCTGACACGCTCAACGGGATCGTCAGCGACTACCTGAGCATGATCATCGACGAGCCGGCCACCGTCCGCGACGGTGATGTGGCCACCGAGACGATCAACCACATGAGCGGTGAGCTCGGCGGCGCGTCCAGGGCTTGCCGCGCGTCGGTTTCGCGGGTGTCGAGGATCCTCACTCGCACTGACCTGTCGGGCGCGGCGAAGCGAAAGCGGGTACTCGACGCGATGCTCACTGTCGACGGCGAGTGCTGACCCGGGTGTAGAACGAATTAGAGCCCGCCAACCGCGAACGGGTTGACGGGCTCGAAGGTGCTGCGATGTCGGGATGTGAGTGGTTAGCCCCAGCAGTGCCGGGACGCGATCCACGGACCGGTGCCCCAGTGCCGCAGCCCCCACGCGCCAGCGAGCGCCGCCCACTTCGCACTGAAGACCGAGTGCCAGCGGTACGGCGTGGCGGCGAACGTGCCGGGCATGAACATCATCAGGCCGCTCGCACCGGACCCGCCGTAGTTGACGATGGTCGCCCGGAGGCCCGATTCGCATCTCGCGATCGCGAGCTGCAGCGTGAACGACACGCGGTGATGCAGGGCGGCGCGCCGGATGCATGGGACGGGGCGCGCCTGGCTGCATTGGCGCATCGCGACCCGCTCGACGCACGCACGGCTATGACATACATCTCTCGGGTTGGCGGGGGTGCCCACAACTCGCGCATAGCCCGGGGCGGTGAGTGTCAGGGCGGCGACGAGCGCCGCGAGGAGAACACGGATACCAACGGACCTCCTACTGGGGAACGGGGATCGCGCGGCAAGCTCACGCGCGGGGGACGGCTGCGTTTAGCGAGGCCTGCCGTCGTCGCCCTCGCCGGGATCCCGGCGAATACCGATGAGGCGCAGGAACCGGCCGAGCAGCGAGTTCAGGCGTTCACGGGCGAGCTCGAGGATCCACACCCATGCTTTCGGCGGCTGGTCGTTCATCGCCATGGGGGCGCCTTCCCGCGCATCACGAAGAAGTAGATGACGCGGGTCTTGACAGGCTTTGGGAGCGCGAACACGGCGCGCACGACCAGCTTGCCGAGCACGTTCATGTGGCCGTGGTGCTGAGCCACACGTCGATCGGGCACGCCAACCGCGGGCTGCCGGGGCAGGACGCGCCGACCCTGTAGCGGATCTGGTAGTAGCCCGGTGCGCGGAACACGATGCGGCCGGTGGCGCCGGTTCCGAATCCTTCGCCGAGCCGGTTGATCGGTCCGCCGTACGCGCGGAACTCGCCGTACGGGCACGGGGAGCCGTACCAGCCGATCGGGCCGCACGTCGCCGTGTACGTGGTCGGGACGCCGACGGTCGCGGTCGTGGGGCCGGTGAGGGTGACTTGGTAGCCGGTGGACGTGGTGACTGTCGCGGTGTCCGCGACCGCCGGCGCCGCGCCGACCGCCAGCAGCGCCACGGCGGTCAGGAGGATGAGGATTCGGGTCATGCTGGCCTCGCCTTCGTCTCGAACCTTTCCGGGGCGTGCTTGACGACCAGCGTCGGCGGGTTATCCGCGTACCCGTCGTACTCCACGCTGAGCTTGCGCAACAGATCCTTCGCCGGCCCGTCCGCCAAGTCGTTGAGCGCCGGGTCGCTGAACGCGGCCTGCGGATCAAACGCGATGCTCACCTCGGTGTAACTGCTCATCGCCGGTCCAGTCGCTCGAGCAGCCAGCTCAGGCCGAGGGCTGCGACGCCGAGAGCCACGGCGCCGGTCACGAGCGCGATGTGGGTTGCTCGCTCACTCATCACACGAACCGCCTGAACTCCATGAGATCCGGCCGGTAATGCGCTGCGAGATAGAACGGGCCGGCCTGCGAGCCGTGCGACACGACCATGATCGTGCCGTCCAGGCGGCGGCCGACGACGATCGCGGTGTGCTCGCCGGGAGCACCGTGGCCGTAGATCGCGCAGTCGCCGCGCTGCACATTCGCTTCGTGCGCGACCTTCTTGCCGTTGGCGAGCATGGTGCCGGTGTAGCCGGCCTTCCAGTCCGCGCCGTTGACGGTGTCACGGACGCCGAATCCGAGGTACAGGCCGTTCCACAGGCACCACGTCGCGTAGGCTGAGCAGTCGGCGTTGTGGGGGTACTGGCCGAGGCGGGCGTTGCAGTGCTTGTTGATGCCTTCCCACCGGGCGGGCCCCTGCGTGTAGTTGATCTTCGGCGCGTTGTTGAGGCCGAGCATCGCGGCCGCGACGATCCGGTCGCGTGCCTGGATGCGATGCAGCTTGGACAGGCCACTGACGGAGGCCATTAGTTCACCTCGGGGTGGTTGAGGTCGGGGACGTCGACCTCATCGACGGGTGTCGGGTCGATGTCGCGGGTGGCGAGCTCGGCGGGGAGGTGGTCGTCGCCGTCGTCGCCGTCGTCCGTGTCGGGCTTGCCGGTGCTCATCGTGCCGCCCATCACCGGCTGCGCGACGAACCCCGTCCCGGCCGTGACGGTCGCGGCCGTCCTGCCGACGGGCGCGTGGTAGCCGAGCGCCGCGCCGATCAGGATCGCCGCCAGCGCAGCCAGCGACGTGCGGTCGACGGTGTCGGTGAGGATCATCGCCGTGACGACGGCGGTCAGCGGCGGGCCGATGGCACCCGCCAGCTTCGGACTGATGCCGATGGTCTTGCTCATGTGTGCCCCTTTCTCGGGGTGTGGGGTTGGACGGGGCCGCCCCCGCGCGGGAAGCGGCGGCCCCGAGACGCGCTACTTACGACCGCGCGGGGACGAACGGAAAGACGGGGCTGGGCGGGCGTCCGCGGCGCCATTGGCGCACGGCGGCCACGGCGGCAAATCCCACGCGTACATGATCGACCGGGGATCCGGCGAGTGCCCGAGGCCAGCGAGGTGCCCGTACTCGTGCCCGGCGATCACGCGGCACAACGTCTCGGTCTGCCACGCTGTGTCGCGGACAACGATCATGCAGTTCGTGTACGGCAGCTCGGCGCCCTCGTAGTGCGCGTACGCGACCCATTCGGGGTGATCTGGGGGCATCGGGCCGCGGATGATCGGGACGGTCATCGTGTCGCCGCACACCGTGGGGCCGTACACGCTTGCGGCGATTTCGCGCATGTTGTGGACGCGGCTGGTGGTGCTGTGTGCCGCGGCGCTGGCAGGGGCCAGTAGCGCCGCGAGGACGCAGACGAGGGCGGCGCGCACGGGTTACCCGACCGCGGTGCAGGTTTGGGTGCCGTCCGGGTTGGGCGGCTGGCAGAGAAACGTCGTCGGCGACACACCGGCGGGCCCTTGCGGCCCGGGTGCGCCGTCCGCTCCCGCCGGTCCGGCCGGTCCGGCGGGTCCAGCGGGACCCACCGGTCCCTGCGGACCGGGGTCACCCGGGGTGCCCTGCGGGCCCTGCGGGCCGGTCGGGCCCGGGTCGCCCTTCGGTCCCTGCTCCCCCTGCGGGCCACGATCGCCCTGCGGGCCGACGCACGCCGACCCGCACGCCTGCGCGACAGCCTCCGCGGACGGCAAACGCGGCGCAAGCCGCGCGGACACCGCCTCCAGGAACGGGCCGAACGGGAACACGGCATCACGACCCGGCTTGCCCTGCGGGCCACGCGCCCCGACCGGACCGGTAGGCCCGTCAATTCCGGACCGGCCGGGGCTGCCCTGCCGGCCCTGCAGGTACTTGACGGTACCCTTGGATCGCTCATCGGCAGCGATCGCCGTCTTGCCGATCTTGCTGACGCGACGGTCGTTGGTCTCTGCCTTGTTGCGAGCCGTCGTAGCGTCCTTCTGCACGGTCGTGACCTTCTCGGCCGCCGTGTCGGATCGGCTGCTGAGACTGCGAATGACGTACAGGGCGGCGAACCCGCCCGCGAGCAGCGCGACCACGAACACGACCGCGAGCATGATGCGAGCCGGCCGGTTCACGGGTGGCTCCCGGCGATCTGCAGGGCGGCGAACCCGAACCCGATGCTCGCCAACGTGATCGACGCAAGCAGCCCGACGAGCAGCTTCTGGATGCCTCCCAGGCGGCCGTCGAGCTTGTCGAGGCGATCCACGACAGCCGCCAGATCCTTCGCTTCCGCCTTTGCCTCGTCGAGATCGCCGAGCTGCTTGTCGACGCGCTCACGGTTGCGGACCGCTTCGGCCGTGCGTTCCTCGATCACCGCGTCCATGCGTGCCTGCTCGCGCTCAAGGGTGCCGTAGCTGGACAGCAGCGCGCGAAGGTGACGGTCCACATCATCGTCGGGCGTCATCGACAGCTGTCATCTCGGGCATGGGGCTACCTCCCACTCGGACTGCGAAGTTCGTGCAAAGACGCGGAGAAGGTCGCGCAGGATGTTGAGCGCGGTGCTAATGGGCAGCCAGTTGACTGCCGATGCGTGTTACGGTTCTACTCACACCAAGAAAGCGCCCCCGCGCGATGCCAGTCGCCGGGGGCCGGACACCAGGAGATCGCCTGATGCCACGCCGGATCGTAGTCACCGCCACCGTCATCCTTCTCGCGGCCACAACTCCCGCCCTCGCCGCCGACCCTGCCCAAGAGCCCGGGCCGCCGGCCGCTCCGGTCCCGGCCGGGTCGGGCTTCAAGAGCACGGTACCCGCGGGTCACCGCGCCGTCGGGCCGCGGGTGACGGAGGCACTGCGGATCGCCCGTATGTTCTGGGAGGCCCGGCCACACGGTTGCTCGAAGGGCATCACGGTCTTCGACGCGATGCTCCCCAACGAGTTCGGTGGCCTCACTCTCCCGGCGGCGCCGTGCGCGATGTGGATCGGCCACGGCTTCTTCACCGGCCACCACGCGGACGACAGGGTCGCGACCTGCGATCAGATCGTCCGCCTGTATGGCGCGCTTGTGGGTGCTCGCAGGTCGTGGCACCCGCGAGCGATCATGAACCCGGCGACGTCCGCGACCGTGTGGGGCTGCAACCACCGTTTCCAGCCGCGCGCCGTGTCGGATGCTGCGCCGTCGGCGTGGGCGACGCGCTAGCCACTGCCCACCACAACAGCGAGCCGCTCAAGCAAGGCCTCATGGCTGGTCCGTCGTGAGTCGATCGCGACCACGGCTATATCAGTCTCCGGGGTGTAGGTGACCTCAGCGATCCTGCCGTCGCGGCCGTGCCCGCCCGTGTCGGGATCGACGCGATGCGACAAGCGCAAGAGCTCACCGGTCATCGTCAGCAGCCGCCCCGGCGGGATGCCAGCACCCGTGAGAATTTCGCGGCACGCACAGTCACCGGTGAGCTGGACGGTGCCCTTCAGTGGCGTCGTCTTGTGGGACTTGAGCCACGTGTCACCGATCTGCTGACCGAGAGCAGTGTTGAGGCTCGTCGTGACCGGCAGAATGTGGGTCCGGCGGAACCCGCGGCGATCGACAAGGGTGGGTTTGGCGACCTGTAGGACGAGGCTATCGACGAGCCATACGGTGCGGGCCGTCGTCATGATCTGCAGCGTGACGCTTGTTCGATCAGCGGCCGGCACCCAGCTGATCGAGTGAGCGAAGACGCCAGCTGCCTGCCCCCAGCGTGCGGTCGCGAAGTCGCTGGCGGTGCCGAATGTGACGTTGGCGCCAGAGCCCTGCATCGGCCCGGGCGTCCCGAACCAGATGGAGAGAACGTAGAGGGTGCCAGCACGGAACGTACCGGTGAACGTTTCGGTCAGCGTGTCACCGAGTTCGACGGGGATTCCGGTGCCGGTCGGCGCGCGGTCCCAGCGCCCGGCGGCGGGCGCGGTGTCGAACTGTCCGGCGGTCGTGTTGCGCGTTATTAGTGCCGGGCTTGATGCTGTCCACGTCGATGCGTCGACCGCGAAGGATGGATTGCCGGGGGCCGGGCTGCTGATCGTTTCCAGTGGGGCGCCGACGGCCTGCCCAGCCGTGCGAGTGACGCTGAGTGCCTGCTTGTCGGGGCCCGTGCCTTCGGTGACGACGAGGTTGTAGATGTCGTCGCCGCTGTTCGCGGATGCGTCGTCGAACACGCTGCCGGGCCACGCCCCGATCTCCACCCGTGCCGTCGAGGGCCGCGGGTTGAATACCATGCGCCCGTAGACATCGATCTTCGCCTGGTAGTCGTGGACGGCGTTCGCGGCCTGAATGATTTCTCGCGGCGTGTGCTGCCCGTCCAACGCGAACTCGGGAAGGCTGAACGTGACCGTCGCGTTCGGATCGATCATCGACCGGTCGGCCGAGAGCAAAATGGTGCCGCGGTCCAGGGCGTCGTTGATGACGACCGGGGCTTTCAGTACGGATGCGCCGCTGGACTGGTATCCGAGCGCCGCGAACGTCCGCAACCCCGTCAGCTTGATCATCGCGTCGGCAGCAAGAACGGCATTCGCGCCGTTGTAGAAGATCAACAGGTGCACGTACCTGGGTGCGAACACAGGGAACGTCACCGTTGACGTGCCGGACGCCGCCATCGTCGACATCGTGAGACTGACGCCGTCGTTACCGAGGAGCGTCGGGTCACCGGTGTTCGAGCCGCGGACAACCCACAGCATGTCGACGGTCCCGCCGATCCTCGTGAAGTCCAGTGAGAACGCGCCGGCAGTCGTGTTCGGACCAAGGTCAAGGACGACTCCAACGAAGTTGGAGGGGCTCACGGTGTCGCCCTTCGCCCACCCGAACGACAATGCGCCGTCCGTCACGACGCGGCCCGCGGTCGTGAACTTCGTCAGATCGGTCTGCGGCAACTGCCGCTGATCCTTGTAGTCCCCAAGCTTGGTATGGACGTACTTGTGTTCGTAGACATCGTCGTCGAGGTGGTACTGCCAGCCCTGCCCCTGCACGTTGAAGATGCGATCGCCCTCGCGGATCGGTGTCTCGATGATGCGGCCCGACCAGACAAGCGCACCGCCGATCTCGACGTCGATCGGGGTGAACGCCTGCAGGTCCGGGAAGATCGCGCCGGGGTCGCGGTGCAGATCGAATGAGCACTTCGACGAGCCCCATTCGTCGGCCGTGTAGGAGTCGTTCTCCGGGTAGACGCCACGCAACCGGTCAACCCCGATGGTTTCCCACACCCCATCGAGGGTCTGACAGCGAATGACGACGGACTTCGTCTGCATCGCCTAGCCCGCCAGCCACACGCGCGGCGTGACGCGCACGTTGCCGGTCACGCCGGTATGCGAGATCTGCTCGCTCGTCGCATCGACCGTCGGGTCATCGGCAACCAGCGACGCCAGCTTGATTATCAGGTCGACGTTGCCGGGCGGCAACTCGATCAATGACCCGCCGAGTCCGGCGTCACGGCCCGGGTTACCCGCACCGGACGCCACACGACCCGACAAGTCAGCACGAATCGTCTTCGTCGTCGCGGCCGTGGAAGCGATGAAGTCTGGATAGGACGCGTCGTTCGGCTTACCGGACGGTGACAACGCTCGCTGGCGGGCCGGAACGAGCACAAGATAGTCCAGGCCGAACGTCCCGGCAGACCCCGCCGCCCACGACGCCGCGACCTTGAGGTTCCACTTCAACGGCAGAGCCGCGTCGACGGGCATGCTGAGCGTCCCGAGCTTCACGAACCGGAAGCACAAGCTCGTCGGGACGGTGATCAGCCGACCGGTCGATCCAAACTCCGCGGAGTACTGCGACGCCCCGAACGTCGTGCCCGTGAACGGCTCGAGCGACACGATCATTCTCGGTGACACGGTCGTGCTCGACAGCAGCATGCGCGCCCACACCTCGATCTGGACTTCGCCGGGCGTGAATTCGTCGGACTGCATCACGGACGGATCGACCGCGAACAAGGCGGTCGCAGTTCCGGCACCGGAGATGGTGGCTTGCAGGCCACTGGATCCGCGGTAGCTGACGTTCGAGGTGACCGCCCATGTTGTCGGTGACGCAGCGGTTTCCGCCTCGATAATCCCCCACGGCGCAACTGACGACGCGAGCGGGGTGCCGGGCCGTTTCGTCCACCCGAGGAGCGCCCAGATCGGTGGGCTCGTTCCCCCCGATGCCGTGAGGCTGATGTCGGCGAGCGCCGGGGCGTCCCCGGTGACAGCGGACCCGAGCGCGATCGTGCTCGGGATCGTCGTGGACCCGATCGCGATGTTGAACGCTGTCAGGTGTGCCAACGGGGCGACGGGGATCGACACCGTGACCTCGAGGGATCTGGCTCCGAAGAACTGCACCCACTTGTACTCGGTGCTGTAGGTGGCGGGGCCCCGCACCTCGTAGTAGGTGCTGGCGGTCTCTCCGTCGGGACGCCACTCGATGAACAGGTCCGATCGCAGTACCGCAAGGGTCTCTAGGTCGCCGAGGAGCAGCTCGACGTTCGCCATCGCGGCGTCTGCAGTCGCGCCGTTGACGAGAATCTTCCAGGAGATCGTCGCGTTGTCGTGTGTCTCGCCGGTCGCGCGGGATCCGCCGTAGCGGCGCTGGGATTGCGCCCAGGTCGTCTTGCGTGGCGCGGGGGTGACGACGAACGTGTCGCGGACGGACTGAAAGTTCGCGCCCGTCTCGTAGTCGCGGATCGTCGAGATGGTGCCGACGTTCGGGTCCTTGGAGACTAGGCGTCTGCGATCAGACACCGGCCCACAGCCCTCTGTCGCTGGTGTTGATCCGCGAAACGTGCGACTGGGTGACGCCGGAATCAGCAGCGATCGACACTTGCGTCTCTCCGCGAGACGGCCGCTCTCTGATCTGCCGAACCTGCTCTGCCGTCAGATTCTCCTGACCGCCGCGCCGCCGGTTCTCGGACGGGGTTACGCGAGGCTTCATTGTCGCAGGTGACGCAGCCATGGTTCAGAGTCCCAGGTTCGTTCGGGACGACGTGACGAACGGCTGCTGACTCATCCCGGCGACACTGGCGCCCGCGATCGTGGCAAGCACCTGCGGATCCGACGGATGCAGCATGTAGTTGTTCTGCGTCAGCTGCGGGCGGCCCATGCCGATGTCTCCTGCGCCCTGGAAGACACTGAGCGCGAGGCTGCTGATCTGCGCGTTGCGTTCCGCGGTGTCCGCCCGCGTGCGCTGCTGCTCGATCTGCGCCTGCAGATCCTGGTTGTCGTTCGCCGCGCCGCCACCGCCGCTCGTGAACGACGCGACGTTGTCGCGGGCCTGCTTGACCTGATCGGCGAGATCGCCGATCACCGCCGCGCCACCCCGCGACGGATCACTCAACGCCGCGCCGAGGATGCTCGTCAAGAACTGCTCGACAGCGCCGGCCGCCGCCTGGTCGTCATCCAGGCCGACGGTCAACGCGGCGAGCGACTGGTCGCGCTTGAGCTCTTCGAAGCGCTGGCGCTCCGCGACAGTCATGCCACCGTCGAACGGGGACACCGCCTCGAACGCGTCGCGTGCACTGTCGGCGATGTCGCCCTCCACCGACGCCAGCTTGCCCTCAAGCTCCGCCCGGAAGGTGGTGTCGGGCTTGGCGAGACCAACAGCCTTGGCGTACGCGTCACGCAGCCGGCCGAGCACCGCGTCACGGTCCTTTTTCGCGGCACCCCACGCCGCTGGGTCACCGCGCTTGGCGGCGGTCTCCATCTTCGACCTGTCCGTCTCCTGCACGGTGTTGAGCCGGTCGATCTCCATGTTCGTCTTGTGCAGCACCCGGGCCTGCGCCGACAGCTGCTCCCACTCGCGGCGCATCGCCGCGAGCGACTGCAGCCCGTCGCCACCATCCCGGTAGCGCTTGAGGTCGCGCTGATCCTTCTGCAGGACCGCCCTGGCTTTCGCCTTGGCCTTGGTGCCTTTGGCGTCGGCGAGTTTCTTGCGGTCCTCACGAATGTCGACGTCGAGGCCGTGCACGCGGTCCTTGCGCTTCTGGTAGGCCTCGCGGGCGTGGTCCTTCTGCGCGTTGAGGTCGTCTTCGGGGACCGCGCCGAACGTCACGGCATCCGGGATCGGCAACGGCTTAGTGGCGGCCGTCTTCTTGGCGGGCTTCTTGCCCTTCGCGTAGCCGGGGACACCGAGCGCTGCGAGCATGAACGCGAGCGCCCGGCCGCTGTAGCGGGGGTCGGTGGGGATGACGTAGTCGCCCTCGCCAAGGCCCATGACTGTCGGCTTGTCAACCCACGTCCAGCCGCTGTCCTGGTTGCCGACGAGCTCGCCGCCGTGGCCTTCGCCGACCAGTGCGGTCTCGGCGCCACCGGCCTTGCGGCCCATGGCGCGGTGCTTCTTCAGACCGGTCGTATCCTTGAGGATGTCTCCGGTGTCGATCGTGGTGCGACGCACGACGACCGAGATGTCCTTGCTGCGGATCTGGTTCATCATCGCGATGACCGCACTGATCGACCCGAGTGCCTGATCAGCACGCGCGAGGATCAGCGCGGTCTTCGTCGGGATCCCGAGCGCCGTGAGCTTCTGCACGCGGCTCGTCGCGTCCTTGTCGTTCGCCAGGATCCTGACGACCTTCTGCTGAAGCTTCGTGCCCTGCAGTCGCCCGATCGCGGCGACGGCGGAGGTCGCGTCAGCCGTCACCGGGATCACGACGGGCTGGCCCTTCCCGCCCTTTTTCAGCTTGCCGTCAAGCAGGTTCTGCGTGGCCTGCAGTTCGTCTCGGAATCGCTGCAGCGAATCGGTTGGGAACGGGTCCCCGGGCACGATCACGTTGAACGCCTTCCCCAGCGCGAGCACGATGTCCAGAACGTTCGTGACGGTCTCGTAGAACGCGCTGAGAATCCCCTTGCCGATCGAGAACGCTCCATCGATCGCGTTGCCGAGGCCCTTGAACCCGCCGATGATCGTTGGCAGGTTCTCGCCGATCCCGGTCAGGATGCCACCGAGATCCTCGCCTAGCCCCTGGAGGGTCGCGGGGTCCAGGTCGTTGATCGCCTTCGTGAGGCCCTCGGCGCCTTTCTCCAGGCCCGGCAGCAGGCCCTCGCCGACGGTGATGGCCGCCGTCTCCAGCGATCCCTTGAGGTTCTCGATCTTGCCGCGCAGGTTGTCCTGCTTCTCCGCGGCGACCTGCGCGGCGGTGCCCTGCTTCGCAAGCCCGTTCTCGTACGCCGCCATCTTCTCCGGCGACGACGCGTACAGCGCGAGCAGCGCCCGCATCCCGTCCGTCCCCGCCAGCGTCGACGCCGCGTTGAGCTGCTGCTTCTTCGTCAACCCACCGAACGCCGTGTCCAGCACCCTGGCGAGCTCGGGCAGTGACTTCAGCTTGCCCTGCTGATCAAAGAACTCGACGTTGAGCGCCTTCGCCGCCTGCGCCTGCTGCTTCGTCGGCGACGCCAGCTGTGTGAGCGCGGTCTTCAGCGATGTGCCGGCGTCCGACCCCTTCACGCTGTTGTCCGCGAGTGCTTCCAGCCAGCCGACGGTCTCGTCGAAGGAGAGACCGGCGGTCTTCGCGGCCGCCCCGCCCTGGTTGAGGGCCAGCGCGAAGTCGTGAACGTCAGCGGTCGTGGTGTTTGCCGCAGTCGCTAGCGCGTCGGCGACGTGCATCGACTGGGCGCCCTCGATGTTGAACTGCTTCATCGCGTTGACGGTCGTGGCGGCCGCCTCGGTGAGGTCGAGCTCGCCAGCCGCGGCCAGTGCGAGTGCGGCCTTCAGGCCGCCGCCGACGATCTTCTGTACCGACAGGCCGCCCTTGGCGAGCTCGGTTTGTGCCTTCGCGGCATCCAGCGCACTGAACTTCGTCGCGGCGCCGGCCTCCATTGCGCTCTTCTTGAGCTGTCCGAGCTGGATGACGTTCGCGCCGGTGACGCTCTTTAGCTTGGAAAGTTGCTCCTCGAAGTCGGCGGCGAGCGACACGCTCTTGCCAAGCGCGAGACCGAGCGCAAGGACGCCACCTGCTGCGGCGCCGGCGGCGCCCTTGCCGACGACGGCCATCGTCTTGGACATTCGGGTGCCGCGTGCCTCGACGTCATCCATCGACCGCTTCGCCTTGTGGATCGCGGCGTCGAACGCGAGGAACCCGGCCGGCTTGAAGTCGCCGCGCAGTGTTGCCGCCACGCTACCCGCACTCAGTGCCATTACTTAGTGCCCCCCGCGCCGCGCCGTGATCCGCCGCAGCAGCTGCTCGCGCGGTGACCCGCCCAGCCCAGGCGTCGCCTGAGCCGCCGGGGACGGCGCGTGCCGCTGCTCGATGACCTGCAGGAGACTCACCGCTTCGCGGTATCGGAGGTCGTAGAGGATGTCTCGGAGAGACCATCCGTACTCGGAGGCGAGCCGGTCAACGATGATGGCCCACGCTGCAGGCCGAGACTGCTCGTCGCCTGCTCGACCGCCTGCCACAGCGCCCTGACGAGCAGGCCCCCCGCTTTTCCCGGCCCCGCACCAGCCGCCTCCGCGAAGTGCTCCAGCGCGTGCTGTGAGCGGACACGCATCCCGTCGGGGCCGTCGAGGTCGGTGTACGCCATCGCGGCGACGGCCGTAGTGAGGGCCTCGTCGAGCGTCTCGTTCTCGCGGGCCTCGCGGAACACAGTGGGGTCCATCTCGATGAGCGCGACGAACCGCTTCACGGCGTCCATCCAGCCTGGGGCCGTCGCGACCCCCGCCCGGAGAAGTAGCTCGAGCGGCTCGGGCTCGTCGTAGGCGCGCAGGTCGGATTCCTGGACCGCGACGGCGAGGGTGACGGGCGGCAGCCCGTCACCGCTGGTCATCGCGGCCGCGACCTGTGACGCCTCGAACGCTGTCAACCTGCGTTCGGTTCCGGCACGGTGACGCTCGCGGTACTCGTGGCCCTTGGCGACGAACACGTCGGTCTGCTCGTCGACGAGCTCGTCGATGAGTCCGAGGGCCTCTTCGAGTCGGGCGATGGTGACCGGTGGCAGGGCAGGCGTGCGCGCGGGTGCCTTGCGAGCACCCGCGCCCTTGCGAGCACCCGGGCCCGTGCGGGGCGCCATCAGGTGATGTACGACGTCGACTGGCCGGTCAGCGCGGTCACCGTCATCATCGGCGAGCCGCCCGCCAGAGCCTGGCCACCGAACGCGATCGACGTGAGGCCGCCCTGCGGCTTCGTGCCGATCACGATGTCGTCGGGCTTGACCTCAACCTTCGGCGTGTCGTACGTGATCGTGCGGGTCGCGGACCGGGTGTAGACGGTCTTCAGCGCGACGTTCGACGGCTGCGACGTCGTGCGGGTCCCGACTGACGGGGCCGTGTTGCCGTACAACGCGAGCTGCAGCTGCGGCAGCAGCGTGTCGGTGACCGCCCCATCGAACGCGCGGGTGATCGCACCGCGGCCGGGGACGAAGAAGATGGGCTCGATGTTGTCGCCCTGCTTTGTCGTCCACGCCCGATCCATCTCGATCGTCTCCCCGGAGAACTCCGGGAACGGCGTCGCGCCGATCGTGACGGCCGTCGCGGCCTCACCCCACCGCCACGGATCCGTACCGGAGTCGACGGCGACCGGGTCGGTCAGTGACCCGATCTCCGCGGCCTTCAGGCACTGGATCGCGGCGGCGATGTGCTTGACGTTCTGGTCGTGGCCGCAGTTGATCGTCAGCTTGTTGAGGATCGCGTCCCACCACACCGCGCGGTACGGGCCGACGGCGATGCCGGTCTTCTCGCGGATCGTCTCGTTGACGGGGTTTGTGGTGCCGGTCGCGATTGTGTGCGTCCACGGGTCGGACGCGCCCGTCACGACGTCCGCGCCGACGTGCCGTGCGATCGCGGCGGCTCCGGTCTCGATCTGGGACTGGAACACGAACTGGCCGACGTCGCCGGCGACCATGTCCACGTACGGTGTCGAGGAGTCGTAGGCGGCGCCGTCGACGTACGCCTCTCGGCCGTGCGTCTTGCCGCTCTTCAACGTGTCGTCGGTCGCCTTGCGCAGCCGCAGAGTGCTCGCGGCGCTCGTGAGGGCCTGCGTTCCGAGCGCGGACTGGTTGCTGATCCACAGTCCGCCGGTGCCTGTCTCGATGCCCATCGTCATGGCTTCAGCCCTCCTCGTTCACGGCGTCGGGGGTGGGTGCGTCGGTGGCGTCGGGCGGGGGCTCGCCACCGGCGTCGACCTGCCTGTCGCGGGCGGCCATCGCGTCGACGTGCGCACGCGTCTCCTTCTCGGCCGCGGCGATAGCGGTCTTGCTCGGCTTGTCGATCTCGTCGAACAGTCCGACGGCGCGGATCGCGTCGGCGACACGCGGGTCGATCGTCTCGACGATCCGCGTGTTCGGGATCACCCGCGCCACCAACTCGTCGGTCAGGTTGGGGGCGGGCTGGATGCTGACCCGTTCGGTCGCGGTCGGCAGGATCAGCCCGTCGCTGGTCTGCCGGGCGGCGGGCATGCTGAGCCCGAAGTCGACGATCGGCTGCAGGTTGTTCGCGTGGTCGACGCCGTGTTCCGAGCGCAGCTCGAAGTAGGCGATGAACTCGTCGTCGGGCATGAGGGCGCCCTCCTTGGGCGTCGGAATGGGCCGCCGGTCGCCCCGTGGCGTCGGCGGTACGACTTGCGCCCCTTGGCCTCCGCGGCCGGGGCTATTGATCCAGTGATGGCGCTACAGCGAACGCCGCGACGCTTGCAGCGTTCGAGGGGTTCGCTGAGCACGAGCGGCGCGTGGCGGCGCTGCCTCGCACTTCATGGCGACGCGTCGCGATGCGTCTCGGCCGCTGGCTACTGCGCGTCGGGACTCCCCGCTAAGGCAGCGATAGGCCCGCGAGCACCTTCCGCCGGCACTGAAAGCGATACGACGCCACGCGGTCGTAGGTGACGTGCGGGTCGCTCTCGCCGATCGACTGGCGTTGTGGCAACGGCTGATCACCACGCCACTCGGTCGACAACTCGACCAGCAGGGCGCCCATCATCCACTGCCACCGGCCACCCGTCGCATCGACCGGGGCCAGCAAGCTCTTTATCGCGCGCTGCACGAGCTTCCCGGCACCGGGTTGACGTGACCTGATGATCACGTCGACGAACGTCTCCTCGACCGATAGTTCCAGGGTCGATGGTGACCGGAAGTGCGTGTCGACGAGCGTGATCGTGATGTTCTCCAACGGCGCCTTCGTCGCCGGGTCCACACGCGGGAGCGGCGCACCGTCACGCGGTACCATCCACACCGACGGGATCGTCAGCGAAGGCGCAGCGGACGGATGCTGACCCGCGCCCTGCGCGATCAGGTACGCGTGCAACTGCTCGAGCAAGATCAGGTCCGCCATCTAGAACGCTCCTTGGGCGGCGCGGGCCATCGCTTCACGGTAGACCGCCTGGTTCTCCAGCAGCGCGGGCGTCATGTAGGGCTGGGCGCCCATGTTGACGGTCCCGAATTCCACGTAGGCAGCGTAGTCGGCTTCCCCGCCGGTCGCGACCGTCCCGGTCACCGTGAAGCCCGACCGTTCGACGCTCTCGACGTGGATGCTCGCGCGCAGCGTTCCCGTGTCAACGGGCGTCAGGTCCTGCGCCCTGCCGACCAGATCCTCGCACGACTCCGTGACCGCCTGCTCGACGGCGCTCATGCCCTTCCCGAGCAGCACCCCAAGCCCGACATAGCTGAAGACGCCCATCAGGTGCCCACTCCCGCGAGCTCTCGGCGGATCTGCTCGATTCTGGTCGCGACCGGTGACAGCGTGCACTTACAGTTGGGGTGCGCGGGCACCCCGGGGGTTGAGCCGAGGTCCGCGACCGCTTCGCCGTCGAAGTCGCTGGTGGTGCCGTCGAGGCTGACGAGCCGGCCGAGCCACGGCGTGCAAATCGGGCAGGCGTCGCCGTGCGTTGACCACCGGGCGATTGTGATGCCGTGCGACGCCATGCGGTCCATCGCGCCCTGCGCGACAGCTTCGCGGGTGACGGTGCGGGCCACCATCTCGCTGTACGTGTCGAGCTTCCAATTCTTGCCGGCCTTGTCGACGAACCCGGTGAGGCCCTGCTGACGCAACGAGAGGGCGAGCTGGCGTCGGGCGGCTTGGGGTGACCCGTCGGCGCCAAGGATCGCTCTGAGCGCGATGCGGCGGCCTTCGCGGGCGTAGATGTCATCGACCTGGCGGCCGACGGTGTCGCGGGCTGCGGTGAGCTTGCCCGTGATGCTGCGTTGCAGCGCGGCGACGGCTTCCGTCGATACGCCGGCGAACGCGCCGGGGATCTCGGGGGCAGTGATGTTCAGCGCGGTGATCTGGTCGACGGTGCGGGCGGCGGCCTGCTGGTAGGCGTCGGCGACGAGTTGGCGGGCGGTCGGGTCGACGTACGCGCCGAGCTGATCGAGTGTCGCGATGACCCTGGCGAGCTGCAGACGTCGCTGCCCGGCGAGGTTGAGGTTTCCGGCGTTGATCGCTGCTTCGACCTGCAGCGCGATCTCGCGTTGCGCTGCGGCGACGGTGCGGTTGAAGTCGGTGAGCCCTTGTTCGTACGGGAAGTGCTCAGCAGTCGCCATCGTTGCCGCCTTCGTCGGGCTCGTCGTCCGCGGCTTCGCGTGTGGCAACCACAGCGCGCTGCGCGGCGAGGAAGAATCCCTCTTGCACCCAAGAGCGCGGGTCGCTGCACCGGTAGCGGACCTGCGTCCAGTTCTCCGCGTCGATCTCCACCACGACGGCAATGGTGCCGACCTGCACGTCTCCGCCGTACTCATCGGCGATCGCGTCCATGAGTTCGGCGACAAGGACGCCCATCGCGGTCGTGTCCACGCTCATGCGACCGTGGTCTCCGCGTTGAGGGTCAGGAGGGCGTGGTCGAGAGTGCCATCCGCCTGATGCTCCAGTCCGTTGACCGTGAACCGGCGGATCACGGGGGTCGGGAGCCGGTTGTCGCTGACGACGACGGTCGTGGCTTCCCAGTCCGCACCTGCGACGATCGCGGCGACATCAGCGCCGGCCTGGTCGAATAAGATGAGCGTGTCCATTTTCACCTTGACCTGCGCGCCTCCGGAGAGGACGTCGCGGTTCTGACGTTCGAGGAACGCCGGCGCCGCCCCCGTCCAGACCGCGACCGGGGTGCCCGGGTCACCGTTCCCTGCGAGCGGTCCCGGCGCCTCGATCTGCGTCAGGGTCGCGTTCGCGAGTTCCGTGAGCGTGCCGTGCATCCCCGCGATGTCACCGCGCGCGATGAGGCTCATAGCGGCCAGCCGGTGGCAGGGTTGATGTTGGTCGCGATGCCAGCGAGGTCGCGTTGCCAGTCGTGCGGTGCCGGGAACGAGCCGAGCGGGAGGCCGCCGGTGCCGGTATCGTCGCCTTCGGTGAGTGCGCGGGTGCGGAGACGGACGGCCATCGCGAGGTAGTGGTCGGCTTTCTGGGAGCGCTTGAAGCTCTTTTCCTTGGTGGAATCGAAGTCGAACTCGCGGGCGAAGCGGGCGGCGAGCGCGTCGCAGGCGTCGGCGACAGCGAGCAGCAGGTTCGACGGGTGCTTGGCGATGAAGTAGACGGCTTCGTCGTCGTTGAAGAGGTAGACGTAGGTGCCTTCGGGGACATCTGGGGTGGGGTGGTCGCCGAGCTCGAGGCGAAACCTGTCGAGGTCTGTGGTGACGGTCACTAGTCGCCTCCGTAGGTCGCGATCGGGACCTCGTCGCCGCCGTAGCTGCAAGCGGCGACGTGGGGCCCGTCGTAGGTTGCTGGGACGCTGGCCGGATACGTGAATGCGGCGGTGTCGTCGCCCGCATAGGTTGCCGCGGGGTTGGCTGCGCCGCCGTATCGGAACGCGACCCCGCGAGACCTGACCGACGGCGTGGCGGTGACGCTGCTCGACCCGAACCGGTTGTTGCTGATCTGGACCCCGGCTGAGGTCGCATGCCCGTGGCCGGTGACGCTGCTTGCTCCGGGCCGGGCGGTGGTATGCGTCACGCGTGTCGCTGGGTGCCCGGTGACCGTTGATCCTGACGCACGGCTCGTCGTCCATTGCGACGCGACGCGCCCAGTCGCGGTCACGGTCGAGGCTGCGACCCCGTTCTTGCGGCCGGTCGACGTGATGATCGCACGGGTGCTTGTGGTCGCCGACGCCCCGCGGGCGCCCTTCACGCCCGTCGAGGCAGCCGTCGCGTGTCCGCTGGCGGCTGAGACGCCGCTGACAGTCTTACTGCCCGCTGAGCCCATGCGTGCGGCAGCGCTGACGGTCGCTGTGGCCGTGGTGCTTTTGCGGCCGGCGCTGGTCGTCCCGGCGCGGCCGGTGATCGTGGACGAACCGGTGAACGCCGGGGTAGAAGACGCGGTCCCCAGTGACGTGATGTGCCCCGGCGCGGTGGTCGTGCTTGCGCCTGTCGTCGCCTTCGTACCGCTGCTGACAACGTGCCCTGCCGCGGTGTTGGCGCTCGCGCCGGAGGCGGCCTTGCGGCCTGTCGACGCGATCGCGTCGCGCCCAGTGACCGTGCTTGCCCCGGCGCCTGCCTTGCGTCCCGTGGACCCAACCGTGGAAGTCGCCGACGACGTCGCCGAACCGGCGAGTGCGTTCTTCACGCCGCTGCTTGTGCAGCCCGCACGCCCCGTGACCTGACTGCCTCCGGTGCGCCCAGTCGCGCCTTGTGATGCGACGTGCCCACCGGCCGCGGTGGTGGTGCTCGTGCCGGTCGTTGCCTTCGCGCCGGTCGAGACGGCCTGGTTGGTCGCGGTGACGGTGCTGGCCGCGAATGTCTGCTTCGCTCCTGTGGAGGTGACGAGGCCCTGGCCGGTAACCGTCGAACCACCGGACACTGAGGGGGCGCTGGTCCCGGCGGGTGCGACGATGGGACGTGAAACGGGGGCCGATGGTCCGCGCCGCTGCGGCAGCGGGTAGCGAACGTACTGGCTCACCTACTACTCGTCCCAGGCGATGCTGTAGTCCAGGATCTGCCCGGTGCCGGTCGGGATGATGAGACCGATACCGTTGGACGTGGCCTCGGTCAGCTCGATGCCTTGGAACGTCCAGATCACACCGGCACCGATCGCACCGGCCAGCGTCGCGCGGCGCAATTCGCCGCCGATCGTGGGACCGGACGTGTGGCCCGCGAAGCCGGTCGCGAGTGCCCCGTGAAGCGGCGAGTCCTCCGGTACCTCGGTCAGTCCTGCGCCCTGCGTTCCGGTGGTCGACAGCCGGTTCAGCGATACGGTGACCGCGACGGCCGTTGTGTTCCACACGCCGACCTCGACGACGCGTGGGCGGACCGCGGCGGTCCCGTACAGGCTGACGAGCGGGAGTGCTGACGTGCCTGCGATTGTGGCTCTGCCGCTTATTGCGAATCGGGCCATGTGGGTCTCCTGTTCATGGGGTGGCCCGGGGGGCCATCACGAGCGGTGGCGGGACTGGATCAGCCGTCGATGCAGCCAGGTACGTCGCGATAACAGCACCCCACCCTGCGTTTCCGACTGTGCCACCAGCGTTCAGCGCGGTCGCCGCCGAGACGATTTGGTATTCGCAGATAAACCGGCGGTTCGTGCTGATCTGCGTGTCCTGCGTCTCCGTCCACCCAGCATCCGGCGTGTTCGCTGTCGCCGCGTTGGAGTATGCAAACGCGAACGCCAGCTCGTCAGCCTGCGTCAGAGTGCCCGTCGACCCCGACGTCCAGGTTGCGCTCGTCGCCTCGTTCGTGGACGTCTTGTCCTTGATCGACGACGAGGCAAGTCCGCTGACGCTGACCGCGTGAATCGCGCGCTGCGCCGAACTGCTCGTCGAGATCGTCGCCGTGATCGACCCCGACGACAACGCGGCAGCGTTCGGACACGACCAGATGTAGATGTGCTGGCTGGTCGCCGGGAGAAGCTCGACATCCTTCGTGTATGTGTTCCCAGCGCTGTCCGTGACGCCGGTGATCGTGACCGTGGCGCTTCCGACGTGACAAGCAACGATGATCGCGTCGCCGGCGGCCACAGTGACCCCGGTGATCGCGACGGTTGTCCCGATCGCGGCCGTCTGGTTGAACCCGAGTGATGCGGGGGTTCCGATCGCCACGACGCGCTACCCGAGGCCACCCGACTCGCGCAGATCCTGCTTCGTGTCGGTGACCGTGTACGTCCCTTGCGCCCCGAACACCTCTTGCGTCACATCGTCCACCGCCATCAACGTCCCCGCCGTCGACGCCGTGTAGAACCCGTGGTAGTCCACGACCCCGCCGGCCGGCACGTCGAACACCGCGCCGTTCGTCGAATCGTCAATCAGCGACGCCGCCGCCGCAGCGTACGCCTGCGGCTTCCGGGCGTACGCCGGGGAGCCACCCGAGATCTCCGTCAGCTTGTTGAACGTCGCCGACGTCAGATCCGCCGACAGATCGATCGCCGCGCCGCCCGAGGTGAGCGCGAGCTGGAACGTGTTCGTGGCGGTGCTTACGATGAAGTACGGGAACCCGGCCACGAGGCCGGTGCCGCCGGAGATCGACGACGCCACGACCAGATCCCCGTTACTCAGGCCGTGGCTGGTCTTCGTGAACGTGTCCGGACTCCCGGTCGACGTTACCCCGGTGATGTTCGCGCCCTTCGTCAGCAACCCCACATGGCTGATCGCCGACCCCGACGCGGTGCCCGCCAGGGCGTCCAGCATGCGGTTTTTGCCCGCGACAGTCAGAAAGCCCATGACAAGCCCTCCTCTCTAGAAGATCTCAGCCCGCGCCGCTCGAACGCTCGGCGACGCGGGCATATTGGGCTCAGGACGGCGCGACCCCGCGGCCCTGATCGAACGTCCGCAGCGCCTGGATCTTGTCGCCACGCAACGGCTTATCCGCATCCGCCCCCGACGACGTCACCGTCACCCCGGCCTCCTTGACCGCGGCATCCAGCTGCTTGTCGTTCATCTCGTCGTACGACAACGGCTCGTCGGCCGGCTTGACGGCCTCGAGGTCGGTGAGGCGCTGCGCCTCCCGGTCGGTGAGCATGACCGTCTCGCCACGCACACCGAGCACCGTCGGATAAGACAGCGTCTCCGACCCGTCGATGTTCTGCGCGATCCTCGGCGACGCGTACATCGCGCCGCCGATGCTGACCCGGTACGGCTTGGTGTCAGGCATCTTCGCCTTCGCCTCAGCCATGGCCTACGTCAGCCCCGTCAGCCGGTAGATCGCGTACGGGTCGTCGACGAACATGACGGGCGACACCGACCACTGGTACCACCACGACTCCGTTTTGTCGTCGTAGTAGATGACGCCGACGAGCGGGAACTCGTTCGCCCACCCGCCGACCATCCCGGCCTCGTACAGGATCGCCGTGCCAGCGGTCACCCGCTTGCTGGACGTCCAGTTCGTGATCCCGGCGTTCGCGAGGATCGCGTCGATCGTCGTCCCCGACCTGGCCGCGATCTGAGACAGGCTCAGCTTCTGCGCCGGGTTGAGGATGATGCTGTTGACCTGGTGGCCGCGCTCCTCACCCTCCAGCACGGTCTGCACGCCGAGGATGTCGCTGATCGGCGTGTTCGTGCCCGACGTGTTGAGGTTCGTGATGCCGGCCGCGGTCGCCCACGACTGGCCCGCGACCGTCCGCGAGTTCGCGGTGATCGCGGTGTTCATCACGCCGACCGCCATGGCGTCGAGCGTCAGCGCGATCGTGTTCGCGGTCTGCGCCATCGACTTCTGGATCAGCCGGGTGTTGTTGCGCTTCTTGGCCTCCTTCGTCACCTCCCACTTCGTGCCGAGCTTGCGGGGCTTGGCGACGACCGGGACGCCACGGTTGAACGAGTTCGTCGGGAACTCCTCACCCGGTGCGACCTCCTGGATCGCGCCGGCCGCGTACAGGTCCGTCGCCGTGGTAGGCGGCAGCTCGTACAGGACGGCGCCGCCCTCGACGCCACCGGCGTCCGAGAACACCTTCGACGCGAAGAAGTTCGCGTCCGCGAGCTTCGCGATGTCCCGGGTGATGACGGTCGGGTTGTTCAGCAGGACGTCGACAGTGATCGACGTGCCGCTGACGCTCGGAGGTCCGAGCGGGTAGGTCAGTGGTGCAGCAGGCATGGCCTAGTGCTCCTTTCCGCTCAGAGGTTGAGCTTGACGTAGACGGTGGCGGTGTCGGCCGCGGTGCTCATCGCGACACCGAGCTCGTGGTTGGCGTCCGACGCGGCCGTGACCCACGTCTTCGCGCCGCCGGCGGAGCCGCTCATGATGATGTCGCCGGCGGTGACGGCGCCGTCGGCGACCATCGGCACGACCTGCGACCCGCAGTACAGGCCGACGATGTCGTCGGCGGCCGCGGTGTCCCACTGGGTGACGCCGAACGCGCGCTGACCGGTGCCGCAGACGGCGACCTGCGCGACGTTGCCCTTCGTCAGCGGTGACGTCGGGGTCGACAGGTCGAGCGCGGGGCCGCCCTGGAAGCCGGCGTTGATCTTCACGAACCGGCCGGCGCCGACAGCGGCAGCGGTCGCGGCGGTGATCTTGTCGCCCGGGTCGAACAGGGCGATGATCGGGTTGTCTCCGAGAGCCATGCTCTACGCCTCCTGGAGCTGCGGGAACAGCCCGGTCGTGACGAGCTGAGTGTCGTCGGTGTTGGTGGATGCGCCGATCTCCTTGACGGGGATGACGCCCTTCTCGAGCGCGTCGATCTCCGCGCGCGTGCCGTCCGGGTCCGTGTCGTAGCGCTTGGTGTAGTGCTCGACGCGGGCCGGCGGGAACTTGCCGTCGCCGACGGCGGCGGCGATGAACGTGTCGCGTTCGGTCTCGGCGATCTTCTTGTGCGCCTCGGCGCCCTTCTCCGCGGACGCCTTGAGCTCGGCGAACGTGGCCTTGTCGAGCTTGACGGTCTCGCCGTCATCCGTGCTGGCGGCTGCGGCGATGGCTTCGGTCTTCGCCTTCTCGGCGGCCGCGGCGACCTGCTCCTTGACCGCGGTCTCGTCGGGTCGCGCGGCGAGCTCGGTCAGCTTGGCGGTCACGTCCGCGTCGGACGCGTCCTCGGCCAGCCCGAGCTGCTCACGCAGGGTCTTGGGGTCCACGATGGACTCCTCTCGTTGGGTTGGGGCGGGCCGGGATCCCGGCGCCTTGTACACGACGGCATGCGCACCACTCGCGGCGGCGATGTCGACGTACTGCACGGCGACCTGCTGCATGTCGCCGAAGGTGAAGTTGCCGTCCGCATCGACGGACCAGGGGACTCGGAACGTGGTCTCGTTCCCGCTGACGTGATGCTCGACGATCAACTGGTTCGGGTTGATCTGCACCTCTTGGACGCTCCACCAGTCGGCCTCCCCGTTGTCGGGGTGCGAGCCGTAGAAGGCGTCGCGGAGGTCGTCGACGTTCGTGGCGGCGGCGATGAACCGGGCGGTCGCGATTTGCGCCTGACGGACGGGGCTGTCGCCGGCTGCGGCGCTCGCTGCAAGAACGGCGGGGAGGTCGGCGAGCCCCTTGATGCCCGGCAGGGTGGTGCCGAGCAGCTTGACGCTGGACAACCTGAGGTCGTCGCCATCGCAGCGGCCTTCCAGTGACCGGCGCGGGTAGGCGATTTCCATGCCGTCGTCGAGCCAGGCGGGGATGTCGGTGAGGTCGCCGACGAGGAGGTCGCCGTCGTCGGCGAGGCGCAGGTTGACGACCTTGCCGAACGCCGGGTCGCCGTCCTGCGCGGCGATCTGGAAGCGGGGGTCGGTGTGCCCGATCCCGATGACGGGCGCCTGGAATTTCGCGTTCTCGAGGGCGGCCTGAAGCTGCGCGCGCGTGAATTCGTGCGGGCCGGTGGAGAGGTTGTACGTGCCGGTGCGGGCGATCTCGACCCCGGTGCGGGTGCGGCGTTCAGGCATGCGGCCCTCCTCAGGGCGAAGTGGCGGGTGCGCTACGTGAGCGCGGGAACGGCAGGAGGCAGAAGCGACGGACGGGACCGCGGCGTCTCGCCCATCGCAGGCAGGTCGTAGCGCTCGCGGAACGCGACCTCGTCCTCCTCCGACAACGTCACGAGGCCGGCGTCGATCGCGAGCAGCAGGTCAGCGACCGCGAGCTCCTCATGCTCATCACGGTCGTAGCCGATGCGGGGGGCCTGCGACTCGGGGCCGTCGTTCCAGTCGGCGTAGTCCTCACCGACCATGCTCGTGTTGTCGACGTACCAGCCGGCGATCGCGTCCTGCGTCAGCTTGAAGTAGTCGACCTGCGTCTCACCGAGTGCGCGGGACCCGCTGCCGCCCGGTCCCTGCCCGAGGTTCGCGAACATCATCATCAGCGACTTGGCCATGACCTCGTCGCAGTAGCGGATGCTCGCCATCGTGTCCGGCAACGTCCCGGTCACGCCCTGCAACGCCAGATCGAAGCCGTACGGCAGCGACGCGCCGGCAACCTCACCGGCCCGGATGCTCTCGGCGACCTGCAGGGCGGCGGTCATCGCGCCCGGGTTGACGTCCGGGACCGTCTGCCGGGTCACAGGGATACCCATGCCGTTGCGTTCGTGCTTGATCGCGTCGACGCGGATCAACCGTTGCTTGACCAGCCACGGCCCGTACATCGCCCTGAGCAGGGATCGGCCGATCCATTGGGACCCCTCGCGCTCCCACACGTACGGTGCGAGCCGCGACACGGGGATCTCGACGACACCGTAGTTGTCGGGGCCGCCGCGCTGCACGATCCCGGCGAGATCACCGTGCTCGTCGATCTCGATGCGGTCGAGGGATTGCGGCATCCGGGGGGCGAGCTTGCGCAGCCGCCAGAAGCCGTCGCGGATCTCACCGACCTCCTCGAAGAACATGTGCCCGAACGCCCCGGGCGCCAAGAGGGCGTGCCGGAGATGATCGTCGTGACTGAACCGGCCCTTCGTCCGCCCGACCGTCTCCCTCGGCTGATCCTTCACCGGGAGGTTAAGGTCCTGCGCGAACGCGGTCGCCGTCCGGTCCGACGCGCCGTTCGGGTCGACGAACCAGCGGAACCGGCGGATCGGCATCATCAGCCCCCACGCGACCAGACCGTGGATCTGCGGGTCGGTGCGCATCTTGTCGTACACGCCGACCATGCCGCGGCCGTACGGCGCCCACTTCAGATCCGGGACCTGCTCTGCCTCGTCGACGATCGCCGACCACAAGCCGAGTAGGCCGCCGGCGGGGAACTTGACGGGCCGCAGACCGCTGGTCGTGCCGGTCCCGAGCTCCGTTGTTGGTGGCTTCGGGGCGGCCGCCTTGACGGTCGCGGCGGCGGCGAGCAGGTCTACGGGCACGGCCACCACCTCCTAGAAGCTGTTGTCGTCGAGCAGGTCGCTGGTGATGCTCGCCACGCGCTGGTGTGGCGCGGTGACCGGCGGGTCGCCCGGGACGAACAGCAGGTTGATCGCGTCCGCCCGGTCCGGCGAGCGACCCAGCCGCTTCTTCGTCTCCTCCTTGCGCTCCACGACCTTGCGCATCTTCAGGTCGTAGCCGTACTGCGGAGCGACAAGGTCAGCGGCGAGCTGGTCGTCGTCGTCGAGGTCGACGTCCTCCAGCTGCGCCGCCACTGTGAACCACAACTCGGAGCGGCGGTTGGGGAACTTCAACGGGCGATGCGCCTGCTCGCCACCGTTGAACGCGGTGACCTGCCAGCCCTGATTGCGCAGGATGTCGGTCACGCCACCACCAACCCCGGTGTCATCCACAACGATCCGGACATGGGCACGGGGGTGCCGGGTCGCGTATTCGATGATGCGGCCAGCGGTCTGGACGAGGTCGCCCTGAGCGGCACCGGTCGTCGTGACCGCGGGTTTGCGGCCGATGTACTGCTCGCGGATGCGGCAGCGTTGCCCGACGCGTTCAGCGATGACGGTCTCGTCGTCACCGAACCGCGCGACGTCGCACGCGATCACGACCTGGTCATGCGTGCTGTCAGCCGGGAGGTCGCGGGCCTGGGCGTCCTCGACAGCACCCAGGTCGATGACGGTGTTCGTGGCTTTCTTCGCGAAGTTGCCGAGGACCCGGACCGCGTACAGCACCGACTCCGTGCCCCATGCTTTCGCGCGGCTCTCCACCCACGCGCGGCCCGTCAACGCGGCTTTGGCTTCGGCGGGGACGTTCTCGCCGGTGATCGCCGGTGACTCGAGGGCGCTGACGTGGATGCAGTTGTAGTCGCCGCGTTTGCTGTTGAACGCGTCGAAGAACTCGCCCTCGGACCGGGTCGGGTTGCCGATGAGCAGGGCGCGCGCCCCGTCGGTCGTCATGTACCCCTCACCGACCTCGAAGATCGAGCGGTGCACCCCCGATGCTTCGTCGTAGATGACGAGGATGTGCGGGGCGTGATGGCCGGCGAAGCTCTCCGAGTTCTCCGGCTTGGATGACAGGCCGATGGCGTACCGGCCGTCTGGGAGCCGGAGCTCGACCTGCAGGGCAACGCCGGTGAAGATGGGGCGGGTCTTGGCTTCGGGGCGGTCGCGTCCGCGTTTGAGGAGCTGCCCGATCTCATGCCACAGCAGCTTCTCGACCTGACTCCACTTCGTCGCGGTCGTGATCACGCGACTGGCTTGGTGCGTGTCGAGGAACCAGAGTGCGACGACAGCGGCGACCATCGTCTTGCCGACACCGTGGCCGGATCGGACGGCGGTGCGGCTGTGGTCGCGGACGCTTTCGGCGATCTCGCACTGGCGGGACCACAGGTGGATGCCGAGGATGTCGCGCGCCCAGCCGACCGGGTCGGCGGCGTACGGGTCGACGGGCGGATCGAACAGGTCCGCGGCGATCTGCCAGATACTGCGAGGCGCAACGGCCATCGGGCGCCCCCTCTAGTTGTTAGGCGGCGTCGGCCCTTCCGCCAGACAGCATCGTCAGGTGCTTGCGAACAACACCCGGCGCGCGCGGATCATCGCTGAGGCCAAGGTCGCTGAGGATGCCGCGGATTGCGTCCGCCAACGCCTGCCCGACGTTCTCAGCGATCCGGACCCTGCGCTCCTCGACACCCGCTTTCAGGGCAGCAACGCTGTACTGCACGAGACGGTCCATCGCCTGCCGGCGCGTGACGATCCAGATGTGCAACGCGGGCGCCTCATGACGCACCTCCTGCACCGTCTCGTCAGGGGAGTCCGCGCCCTTCTCGTACTTCAACGGCCGCACGTGCGTCGTGACGACAGGGCCGGCGGCGTCGTCAAGCTCGAGCTTCGCGATCTGCTCACTGGCGTACCGGACCTCGCCGGCCGCGATCGCGATGCACTGCAAGATCGCGTCACCCGGCTCGATCGACAACGGGACGCCCATCACCGCGAGCTCGTGCCGAGCGATCACGAGCTGCCCAGCGAGCTCAGCCTGCGGCGACGCACCACCATGCCACCTGCAACGCCCGGTCCCAAGATGCGACGTGCCGGCCCCCGCACGCTGCTGACAACGACCAGTGCGTGACTTCGCGCCGCACAGCGTCTTCTCCTCGCCGGTCAAGAGGTCGGGCGCAGCCATGAGGTCACGCTGCCCGGCGGATGACGCGGAACGCTGCGGGTCCGGCGCCTTTGGGTGTGATGGTGGTGACGTTGCCTCGGCAGCTCGGGCACGGGCAGGTGTACGTCCCGTCGCATGGTGGGCCGACCGGTGGGCCGGCGGTGACGATGTGCAGACGGGTGGGTGCGCCGATGGCCTGGTCGTAGGCGTCGTGGTCTGCGGCGTGGTCGCGGAGGCTGGCGGGTTGTGGCGCGTCGGGGCACTGGCAGTAGTCGTGGCCGCAGCATGGGCGTGTGGTGGGGATGACGCCTTGGCGTTTGAGGTCGGCGAGGGTTTGGAGCGCGGCGAGGGTGAGTTCGTCGGGCATGGCAGGGGTCCTCCGTTCCTCAGGACCTGCGGTTGCGTTGAGCCGGTCGTGTTCACGGCTTGCGGCATAGCTCCGCCGACGCAAGTGCTCACATCGTACATGGCTGGTGGACGGGATCACGCGGCGCGGCCTAGGGCACGGCGCACCTGTGTTGTGCTTTTCCAGCCGAGGAGGTCTCGGATCTGGCGTTCGCTGAGTCCGCGCTCGGCAAGTTCGCGGGCGCGGCGTTGGCGTTCGACTGCGGGTGCGTTCGGGTCGATGACAGTGCCGTCGTGCGGATCAAGGCCTTCGTCGATGTAGATGCGACGCACCATGAACACGTTGAGGCCGAGCGCGGCAGCTACGTCACCGGCCGGCTTGCCTGGCGCGTCCTCCCTGACGGCCTGGTCGATGCCGTCCTCGGTGTCGAGGTCGGCGGTGTGCTTGGCGGGTGCCTGGTCGGTGCGGCCGGTGATGTGCGCGAGCTCCGCCTGTGCGTCTTTGAGGATCTGCCGGCGGGCTTGGTGCGCCCAGTCGTGGGCTTTGGCTTGTTCGGTTTCGCGCTGGTGGTGGTCGCCTGTGGCTTCCGCTGCGTCGAGTCGGCGACGTAGGCCTTGATCGACGCCGTGGAGGCGGTGTTTGTAGCGCAGGTGCGGCGGGTTGACGGTTGGGGTGTCTGTGGTGGACTCGTCGCTGTTGGGGCCGTCGGGGTTGTAGTTGCAGGTGGGCGCACTGCTGACGAGCTCGAGCTGGGCGAGGGTGGTGCGGAGTTCTGCCCAGAGGGCGGTGTCGTCGATCATGCTGCGGTCGCCTCCCGGTGGGCGGGTGCGGGCCGCGTCGTTTCGCCGAGTGCGTACCGCACCTGGTGCTCAGTCACAGGCTCGCCGAACACCACGACGCAGACCTTCGCGATCGCGTTGCAGGACACGCGTTCGTCACGGAGGCGCCGCATGAACGCGTGCTGGTAGTCGGTGCCGTTGGACGGCAGGTGGAATGTTGCGTCGGTGGCGGCGAGTCGCGCTTTGCGGTCTCGCATCTTCTGGCGGTGACGCGCCCGGTATGTCGGGTTGACCCATTGGTAGATCGTGTTGAGCGACGGGACGGGGTGTCCTTCGGTGGTGAGGAGCTCGCGGATCTTGGTGGGTTTCCAGCCGGCGGCGTAGTGCTCCTGGGCGCGCAGCATCGTGGCGACGGGGAACGGTTCGTAGGGTCGTCGTTGCAGCGTTTGGGTCACGGGGCTCCTGTCGTCGGGGCGGCGGGAAGCTCGGCGGGCTCGTGGTCGCTGCCGGGTGTTGGGAGCGCGGCGAGTGGGTCGAGGCGCCGCAGGCCTTCGCGGCCGGTGCCGGCGGCCAGGGCGGCAACCTCGCGGTCGGCGTACGCGTCGGCGTGCGCGGTCCAGGCGTCTCGGAGTTCCTTGCGGCGCCAGTGCCCGTCGTCGGGGTCGTGGATCGGCAGCTCCTTCAGGCGTTGGATGCCTTGGCGTTCGGCGAACGCGGCGACGAGCGGATGGACACTGGTGAGTCGTTGGCGGGTGCCTTGTTCGCCGGCGGCCGCGAGGGCGCCGCGCGGGCTGAACAGCAGCGTGAACATCTCGTCGAACGTCGGGGCGGCTGCCGCGGTCGGGGTGAGGACGTTCGCGATTTCGCTCGCGGAGGGCCGGAACTTCTTGTGGCGCAGCGCCTTCAGCGCGGCCATGACGGCGGCGGCGGGGTGGTCGTTGAGGAGGTAGTAGTAGGCGTCTTCGTCGTTGGTGGTGAAGTCGCCGGGCCAGCCGCCGTCGAGGATGAAGCTGGGGCCGGCGGCGAACTCGTCGCGGGTCATGGCAGGCCGTCCGTCTCGTTGCATTGCAGTCGTCACGACATCGCCGCCTGAAGCTCACGGATGCTGATGCCGCAGTGTTCGCACTGGGCGTTCTCCGGCACCTTGTTTGTGCGATAGACGGGAGCGACCTGGAAGGCGTTATCGGTCCTCGGTTTGTCGGCTGCGCACCAGTAGCGACCGCGCCCTCGGGGGCGACGTGGACCGCTCAGATCGTCCTCGGTCACG